AGGTGTTTTTAAAGTATCATCCCATTCAGGACTAAGACTTTCTCCGTCCCAAAACTCACTCATATCCCACATTGACCAATTTACTAAGTAAGTATATTCTTTATATGCTACTACAGCTGCATCAGAATCTGTTGCCCAATCAGTAGAGTATCCACTTGGATCATATAACCCTGCGTCAATTGCTTCTTTCATAGCAAGATGTAATTCTGTAGTTGTCCAAGAAAAACTAGGATTATTATCTAATATTGAAATTAAAGTTTCCATAGGAACTTGTGTTGCACTTCCTTCTACAGCTCCCGGAATGCCAAAATTGTGTATTGTATGGAACAGGTGTTCCATAATCTCTTCAATATCTCTATCGCTTGTACTTGGATCAGGACCGCTTGTATTTTTATACCAAACCATGTCATTAACAACATGAGTGTTTAAAAAGTCTGTGTATCCTGAGTACTGTGCAGCTCCAGCATCTTCTAACCAATTAGGATCGTAACTGGCGCCGCCGCCATATCCAATTCTTTGTGCTGTTGGCATTCCTGCATGTGTTGTGCCAGTATCACCTTTGAGTGTTGAAATTAAATTTTTCTGTTGTGTAATATTAATGCTATCTCCGTTAGGATCAATTAATAACTTTATAGCTTGTGCTGTTTTCTTTACCCATTCATCTGGTACAGTTGTTTGTCCGCCAACCGCTCCTGCCGCTACGAGTTTTATACCTCTTACATTTAAGCTTCTATCAAAAACTGCTCCATTGGTTGCATCATTTACTAATGCACCACTAGCATATTCAGTTGTGTTAGGCATGTAAAACTCAGGGTGGTCTGCTTGTATTCCGCTATCTTGTACAATAAAGTCAACACCTGTTCCGTCTAAAGGATATGTATAATCACCAGTTAGTGTAGTTGCATCGTCAAATGTCCCTACATTTGTTTCTTCAATACATCTACGCAATCCCCAATTTACATGAGTATTATTAGTGCTTGATCCCCTATACCATATTTCAGTTTGACTAGCATTTAGTCCAATTGATATATCATCGCGTTGATCCGCTGGTATTTCAACAGCTAACACTCTTTCGTCACTTGCTAATGTTTCTGCTTCTGCATCAGTTAACATCCAATGGGTCATTCTTTTTGATCCCCATCTTGGATTTGCTACTTCAACTGCTCTATTTGGAATTGGTCCAGATCCTGTGTCTGCTGCAACTTCTGCGTCAAACTCTTCTAAATCTACACCTCTATTAACAACTACTACGTACTCTTTTTCATTAGCCATAACTTGTTAAACTCCCTATAACAGACCATGCTCCGCCAGTTCTTATTAATGCAAATGTAACCATGTCGGTTTTATTAGCATTTCCTGTTGGCGTTGTACCATCTTCCCAATTAATTGTAGTTGATGACCCTGCTATTGTTACTGCTGTTGGCATATATGCTGATGCGCCTTGCACTAGCACTAACGCAACACCTATAACTCTATTGTCTGTAGTAGGAACGTTTGTAAAGTTTGCTGTAAAGTTAGCAGCTATTGAGGTATGTCTCCATACCGATGCTATTGCAAGACTGTGATCAACAATACTTGTAGCACCTGTTTTGTTACCAATAACTTCACTTGATCTTGCAATACCACTTAAGAATACGCCGTCAGTTGCTGACAATGTTAATGATGTTGCACTTGTAAAGTTTGTTACTCCAAGTCCTGTAGTTAGTAAGTTAGCCGATGTAACACTAGCAAACGTAACAGCATCTGTTGTATTTAATGTTTGGTCAAATGACGAACCACCTGCAACTGATCCTGGTTTCCATGTACTTGTTGAATTGTCCCATACTATTGCTTGTCCATTTGTTGGCGCTACTGTAGTTGTATCAACATCTGATAAATCATCTATAGAACCAGGTATTGTTGGTGGACTTACTAAGTCTGAAAAAGCACCAGTAGTTGCTACTGTAGCTAATGTTGGTGCTCCTACTAGATCAGAATAAGACCCACTGAATACATTACCTGCAACAGGCTGTACCCATTGACTGCTATCAGCATCTTCTATATAAACATACAAATATCCTGAAGTACTATTATACCAGATATTTCCTGCACTAGGACTAGTTGGTGCTGTATCACTTACAGCTAAACTAGCGCCACCGCCGCCTGCTGAAGTTCCTATCGCGATTGTATTTCCCATGCCAGTATGATTTTGGCACCAGTAATATAATGTTTCCGGTGTACTAGATGTTACTGTAATTTGAACTTGTCGTTTTGTAGACCGAGCAAACTTACTCCAGTATGTATCTTTATCAACTATTAAGTCTTCTAGTAAATATACTACACCATCTAAGAATGTTACGCCACCGCCTAATTCTCCGTTTGCTGTTTGTGAAAAGTTTAACGGATGCTGATTTATTGCTCCGCCCTGTGCATTAGGAAAATAAACATTTGTAAAGTTAGACTGGTCAAAAACATATGTATAGCCAACAACAAACGATAATGTAGGTGCATATTCTGCACTACCATTAAATACATACTTGTTTCCACTACCGTCAGTTCCAACAGTTGTGGTATATTTTATTGTAGCAATTTCAGCATTGGCTGCATTGATGCGTAGTCTGTCTTGACTAACAATTTCAAAGCCACCTCGGTCAATACCATTATAAACTCTTAGAGTTTTGGTTTCTTTTTCGTAGAAAAGCTCGCCACTTGCACCAACGTTTCTATTTAAAAAATCGTTAGGGCGTGGTACTAATCTAACTCTATCGAATACGGGAGCTACAGGTAAGACCATAGATTAATCCTTAACCTAAAATGCCGTGGGCTGTAAATGCTGTAATTGCACCAGCTTCAAAGCGATGTTCTGCTTCACTATTGGTTGAAAGTGTTGTGCTTCCTTGTGGTTGTGCTGGATCTATTGAAGCTGCATATCTTTCAGCAATCATTTCATCTGTTTGGTCAATCTCATGACCTATTGTTTCTACTACCGCACCTGAGTGCAAAGCTGCAAATTCATTTGCTTTTGCTTCATCAGGGAACTTACGAATTTCTTCGTATCCGTCGCCGTCTGGATCCCAAGTATGATAAAGCATTACATCCGCTTTACTTGGATGTGGTTTTTTAACTGCATATGGCATATATTTCTCCTATAAAAATTACATATATATTTATTATAACTGATCTGCAAAGTCAGCTAAACTGTCAAATACATAGGTTTTCTTTTTAATATCCTTGTATGTATACTTATTTAGCTGTTTTTCGGTTTCTAGTCCATATCCTGTTCTTACAAGTACCGGTCTAGCACCTACTTTCATAGCAGCTCTTAAATCAGTCATTTTATCGCCTACGTAAAATCCTTGAGACCATTTTACACCTTTAATTTCTTTTGCACAGCGTTTGAACATACCTGCATTGGGCTTTGCATACATATCATTTTTCAAACTACTTTCACTATAATATATACCTTCAATACTAGGACAACCTGCTTCACCAAACAAATTTAACATATGCTCGTGTACAGATTCGACTTGATCATTTGTAAGTACACCTTTAGCAATACCACCTTGATTTGTAAGTATTACAATACGATGTCCTAGTCTACGTAATTTTGCTACCGCTTCTAAACTTCCTTCAATTGGCTCAAACTGATCTGCAGACTTTACATATGTTCCTAAATCTCTATTGATTACTCCATCTCTATCTAAACCAATTACGCATTGTGTAGGAAGTGTAGGAGCAGCTGTTACAATTTTATGTTTATCTATCATAGGTATACCAACCTGTTATAATATATTTTTCGCCTTTGTATATAGGATTACCTCTGTGTGGAAATGTAAATCCACAAGGAAAAATTACAACTTTACCTTGTTCTGGCTTTAGTTTTTTACCTTGGTATAAGAATTCTGTCTCTCCGCCTTCGTCAATATCATTAAGATATAACATATAATTTATAACTCTTGTACTACTACTTTGATCTGATGCTTCAGCATGCCAGGCGTGATATCCTTGGTGTGGGCGTGTGCGTTGTACACTCATGCCTTTAGGACTATGTTGTTCACTTTGTTTAAGCATAATATATTTTTCTATATATTGTGTAGTATAAACTTCGTGTATCTTTTTATAGAAATAGTCGCATAATCCGAAGTCATAATGATATTGGTTTTGTGTATGAGCCCAGTCAAAAACTACTCTGTCGTCAGTACTTGCTTCGCCATGATTAGGTCGTACAACTTCTCTTTGTGCCATAACATTAAAGTGTTTTATAATTTCTTCGCAATATTCTTTTTCAAATATATTTGGATATTCTTCTATGCCACTAAAGTCATTATTCATTGTTGTTCCTTTATTTTTGGTATATACTGTTCTGCAATTTGTTTGTGTACTTCTTCAGTATAGTGTTCGCCATCTAACGTTTCAAATTTTTTGTTAAAAAAAGTTTCTGCATCTTGTCTTGCAAACGTTGTTTTATTTAATTGTGTAAAGTAATTATCTGTTTCTTTCGGTATAAAGCATCTGTTATTAATATTCCAAACGTACATTGGTACATTATTATTGTTACAGATCATATCACACACAGCAATATCTTTAAAATAATCTTCTTGTTCTAAATGTGTATTTTGGTAATGCCACATTTGAAAATACAAGTGCGAACTACGCCTAGTATCAGGCTCAGCTACCCACGGTGCTGTTTCTCTATTATAAGGAAACATTTCCCAATCCTGCGGCTGTGGTTTATGATAATGTTCTAAATATTTATTGTCTACGCTCAGTGCAATACTCCAACGATCAACAAGTTCGTCGCTTGGGTCTTTTTGTAAGAAAAAGTTTGTTGGGAATATTTTTGTATGATCTAAATCAGGATTTATAACAATTGGAAATCTGCCCCAATATGTGCTTTGAATAAAGACTTCGTCAATGTCATTGTATGTTTGAAATGCGTGTGCTAGGAATCTAGGATATACTCTGTTACCTGTTCCTGCGCTTGCCATTACAACGCATTTTTTATTATTTCTTTTACTATAAATTTCAGCATAATTATTAGGCCCCCATGTATTTGGTTTTGTAGATTGTTCTTTATTATTACCTGTAAGAAATCCTTGATAACCCATACTATGGCTACAACCTATAAACAAAGTCCTAGACATTTTGGCTATCACCTTTTTCAACTCTATAATTATCTTCCACACTATCAGGTGTGCTAACTTCAATAATAGATCCAGCTTCTATACATGCTAATTGATGCGGCAACATAGGAGGTATATGCTTGGTGTCGCCAGTTTTAAGTGTTTCTACATTTACATCAGCTGTAGTTGTATCTATTGTTTTTAATATAAAGCTACCACTTAGTACATGCCATGTCTCGTCTTTTTCTTTGTGCATGTGCATACTGAATTTAGCACCTTGATTAAAGTTTAATAATTTACCACAGTATAGGTCATTAGTTGCGAAGATAGTTTCGCTACCCCAACCTTTTTCAACTAAGCCGTTCAGTTTCGTCATCTTTTGCCGCCTCTATTTTAAAGTTTGCTGCTATAGTAGCACGCCTTTTGTTTGTTTTGTTAGGTAAAACATAATGTGGGATCCAACTAGGAAATAGTATTAATTTGCCTGGCTCTAATTCAGGAATAAATCTTTGGTATTGCCATTGGTTAAAAATTTGTTCCATTCCTGACGACTGTATGATATTATAGTTAGGACAGTCTAAAACTAATTGTCCACCTATATCATCACCTTCTGGTAATTCTAAAATATATACAGCACTAATTGTACGTCCAGGAAAGGCATGGTCATGTATTTCTTGATAGTCATGTTCTTTGTAAGTGTTTACCCAAAACTCTTCGCAACTGATACTGTATGGCATCATAGGTTGCATATCATCAAAATATTGTTGTGTATAGGGCCTAATATTTTCAAAAAATACTTGCCAAGGCAAAGCATCATTTTTTTTGCTTCTAATACTACTACGACAACTGCCATATATCCATGTATCTTCAAAGAAGCTGTCATCGTCTAAACAAGGCAAAAACTCTTTGTAAATCTCATTGTGTGTTTCTACTTTAGCTTCATACATCCAAGTAGGCCACATGCCTTGTGTTTTACCGTTTACAATCATTCCCATCCACCTCCAGGATCACCTTCAATATCGAAGAAGAATACTTGTGTTAATCTTCCTGTTTCAATACTATTACCAAATCCGGATAACAGACTACGATGTAATAAATCTCCTCGATACAATACTAGTCTATTATATTTGTTAGCAATAGCATCTTGTAGTTCAAATTCACCCGGCTTGGTTTCAGTAAATATTCCTGTTCCTGCTTCTTGCGGAGCATTTGGAGTAAGATATAATACACCTGCCCATTGTGCGTCTTTGTCTTTGTGTACCCAAGTTTCAACGTCTTCGGTGCATAACTGAAAAGAAAAGCTATCCATTTTCCAGCTATCAATTTTAACACCCATTATTGCTGCTATTTTTTGTTGAATATATCTTTGGTATTCTTCGTCAGCTCCATCTGTTCGGACACCTGGAAATCCACCTGTTCGATCAAAAGGAATTTTTAATACCTGCTCTCTAACATGGTCAGGATTTGCTAAGAAATCATCTGTAATAATTAAATTAACATCCATTTACATACTCCTCTACACTTTTAAATTTGTGCTTTACTACTGTACTTAAACTATCTAAGTTAGCACATGTATATTCTTGATACTGTCCTTTTAGGTTATCTGGCATAGGTATATATTCAATGTCAGCACTATATTTGTTTGCAATCAAATCAGCAACTTGTTGAAAACTAATAGCATTTCCAGTACCTATATTGTATACGCCTTTTTCGTTTATGTCAAGCATTTTTTCATGTACTTCACATATGTCGCTTACACATACGAAATCTCTTTTGTAGTTTTCGCTATTTTCAAATAATTTTATTTTACCTGTTTTTGCTTGTTCTGTAAACTTGTATATAGGGCTTGCTTGTTCGCCTTTGTGGTCTTCATTAGGACCATAAACATTAAAGTAACGAAATCCTTGTATTGTAATTTGTGGGTTCATGCCGCCAATCCATCTATCAAACAAATACTTGCTCCAAGCATAAGGACTTTTAGGATCACTTGGTCCTGACTCAGTAAAGTGAGTTGTGTTGCCATAAACACTCGCACTTGATGCATATTGCATATTAACTTTATAAGCATTACATTGATTATAGAGCCATTTAGTAAATTCGTAATTGTGTAGTATAACTTTATCTACATCAGTTTCAGTTGTACTACTAATTGCTCCTAGATGTATTACCCAATCATAATCTTTTACCAAAGGTAATTGTTCTGGATCAAATTCGTATCCTGCAACTTCGTGCTTAGATTCTAAATAGGACATCATATTCTGTCCTATAAAACCTTTATGCCCGGTTATTAATATTTTCATCTATAATCCTTGTTGTACTATGACCTTCAACTGTAGGAAAAATAACAACCTTAGCAAGATGGTTGCCTACTACTGTATCAAATGTATAGTCGCCGCCTTTGACTATAATATCTGGCTCTAATTTGGTAATTGCTTGTAAAGGTGTATCTTCTTCAAACACAATAACTTCGTCTACAAAACCAAGCTCTAAGAGGCTTTCCTTGCGGGTGTCTTCTCCGTTAATGGGTCTTAAATCACCTTTTAACCGTTTAACACTACTATCGCTGTTAATGCCCACTATTAGTCTGTTTCCTAGTGTTTTAGCGTGTCTAAGAAGCTTTAAATGGCCAATATGTAGTATATCAAATACTCCATTAGTAAATACAACAGTATCTTCTACATCTTCTTGTTTAAGTATGTAGGTGCCTGCATGTTTTACACTTTCTGTCGATCCTTTGACAGCAATTTCTAAACACTTTTTATGTGTATAACCTTTTGTAAGACCATAAACAAATGCGGCCATAAAACAATCACCGGCACCGGTTACGTCTGCTACTTCTAGATTATTGACGGGTATCTCGTATGATTTGCCGTCAATAGTAGCAATAACTTCTTCACCAGCATTGGTAGTAATAATATTACCTTGCCACTCATCAAATCCTAAATTATGAAACTCATTGTAGTTAGGTTTTACTAACCAAGCGTTTTCGTAGAACCAAGCATTTTCTTTTGGATCAACAATAACTTTACAATCGTACTTGTTAATGTGTGCAATAATGTCTTTTGCTTCATCTAACACTCCTTTGTTGTAGTCACTTAATACAACAAAGTCATACTGTGAAAAATTAGTTTCTTGTACTTGTTTTAAAACTTCTGTTCCGTTTGCTTGTGCGTCATCATCGATGCGTGTAATGTAATGCCCGTCACAGATTATTCTAGTTTTAACACTAACTTCTCCTGCTGTTTCAAACATATCGACGTTAACGCCTAAACTTTTTAAGTTTTCGTATACAAGTCCTGCGCCGCCTCTTGTTTCTTTTTCTTCAATATAAGTTATAACAGGTACAGGTGCCTCTGGACTAATACGTGTAGACGTACCGTAAATATATTTGTCAATAATGACATCACCAATTACTAATATTTTCATTCATAATCCATATATATGTTACCACTAATAGTTGCTCCAACTGATCCAGGACGTACATAGTGTTCTAAGAAACTAGGAAAAATAATCATATCTCCGGTCTTTAATTCTGGTCTAAAATCTAAAGGAAAGCCTTCAACATTTGTTCCTAAATGATTTTGTATATCTTTAAACATAGGATTCATAAACACAGTTTTTGATTCTTCAACAGTTTCATATATAATAAAGCTCCAAGCACTATTTGGGTGTATGTGTATATCTTGCCAATCTGTTTCTTTGTACTTGTTACGCCATATAGGGCCAAATCTTGGATTAGGGCCAACTAAATGTTCTAAGTTTTTTGAAATAATGCTTACTAGATATTCAAATGTTTCAGGTTCAATTTTATGTTCTTTAGTAAACGTACTAGGTGTTTCACTAAGCCAAGTAGGCTCAGTTTCTTCATCACTTATGTTAATTTTTTCTAAATCAACACTGTCTATGAATACTGGAACACTAAAAAGGTCAGCTCGCATTATGTTCTCCAGGGTTGTGACGCTGGTAATGGCTTTGCTCTCATTGTTTTATATACTAATGTTGCTCGTAGTCCTTTGTACATTTCATTAGGTGGATTTCCGTGATGTGGTATTTTTCCTTTAAATAAGAAAACTCTACCCGGTTTAGGATAAACTTTTTTCCATTCATCGTCAAGTTTAATAACTGTTTCTCCGCCCCATTCTTCTTTCCATTCTCTATTTACATAATATATCCAACTAATACCATTATCACAATCACAGTCAGAATGTGGTGTAGTATTGTGTATATATTGTTGACCGTTAACAAGTATTTCGCCTACTTCTAACTCAAAAGGAATTAATTGTGCAACTGCATTATAAATCATACTCCATACTGAGTCACTTGCTGTAGGACTTTGTGGAGGATAAATTTGTTGTTTGAATGCTGGGACTTCTGGCCAATCAGGTATTGCACCTACGTCTGTTTTTGGATCTTCCGGATAGTTACTTGTGTGTCCATAAAACCAATTGTAACCGTTAAACACTAAATCATGTGTGTGTTCAATTATATACTGTGGGAACAAATCATCAATAACAATCATTTGATCCTGTGCTAAATCTATTCCAGATAAGTCTTTTGCTTCTTTTCCATTAACTAACATTTTCTACCTTTGCTAAAATTCCGTGTTCTGCTATGTACAGATATTCAATGTCACTATTAGCAAGAGTTCTAAAAGCATCATCTAATGTTTCAACTAAAGGTTCGCCACCTAAGTTAAATGATGTGTTGAATATAATAGGAACACCTGTCTGTTTATAGAATTCATTAATGTAGTCATAGTATAATGGATTCTGTTCTCTTGTTACTGTTTGTATACGGCATGTACCGTCAACATGTATAATACTTGGAATTTTTTCGCCAATGCCCGGTTGACAATTCATAGCATACATCATGTGTGGTGATTCTTTCATTCCACGCATATCAAACCATTCTTCTGCATGTTCAGCTAATATAGTACCAGCAAACGGACGGAAGTATTCTCTACGTTTAACTTTGTTGACATGATCTTTACCGTTAGGATCTGTTGGATCATACATTAAACTTCTATTACCTAATGCACGTGGTCCTGATTCTGAACGTCCTTGAAACATTGCTACAATATTTTTATTGCACATAAGTTTTACAACTGATTCTACATCAGTTGTTTCTAACGTAGCATTATATTTTTCAGCTGTTGCAGTTACTTGTTCGCTTGTATAATCACGAGGTAAACCTAAATATAAACTTTCACCGAATGGTAGTACTTCTTTATTTTGCGATGTTTGATGATATGCAATAAATGCTGCACCAATTGCTGTTCCTGCATCACTAGATACTGGCTCAACATATAAATTAATATCCATATCTTTTAAGGTGTCTAAATAGTAATAATTAGCAACACAGTTAAGCCCATAGCCGCCACTTACTACAATGTTTTTATTGCCTGTACGTTCTACAGCATCTAAAATTAACTTGAGTACTTGTTCTTGACTTTCACTTTGTAATGCATATGCCAAATCTCTTCTATTGTCAAGATCAACAAGTTTATCTTGCATTGTTCCTTCTGGTGTGTGTAATTCTTTAAAAAAGTTTTCATTTACTAAAGCACCATTTGGATAAGTTGGCCTAATTAAGTTAGCATTTGCTACTGTCCAATCTCCGCCAGCTTTGTGATATAAAGGAGGAATATTAGTATTAGGGTTGCCATACGGTGATAATCCCATAGTTTTACCTGCTTCGATTGCACTAAATCCGCAATACTGTGTTACAGCTTCGTATGCTTTAACAATACCTGCTCCGTCATCAATAATAACTTCGTGTGTGCCTTCTTCATCAAACTTTTCACTAGTCATATTAGGAACATATGCAGCTCTAAATGGACCATTACCGCCTAAGTGTTTCCAGATAGTTTTTATATTATATGGGTATTCGCATGTAAAAATACTTTCTAATTCGTACAACATATTATCCCAGCCGTCCATTTGTGCGGGAATAAATGTGCCAGCGCCATCAACAATTACGGCTGTTGCTGTTTCAAATCCACTTCTATAAAATGCACAAGCCGCATGTAACTTATGATGTATATGACTTAGGTCAACTACTTGCGGATGATTTAATACATCTATACTTGGACTATTATCGATTAATCCTAGTTTACGTGCAAGCCCTGTATAAACATCGTCACCTGTAAAGTCTACTTTGCCTGCTGTTTCTGAAACTGGCTGTGTATGTGCAATAACTAGAAAATCAATCTTGTCAGTATAGTCTAAAATTTTGACCATAGACGCATATGGTCCACCGTCGTATTTTTGTCTACTTAATCTTTCTTCTTCAATAGCAAATACAATTTCACCGTCTTTTAGTAAACACACGCCTCCGTTGTGTCCTCTTGTGATTGCAGCAATCCATTGACTCATTATTTTTTATCTCCAACTAAATTTGTATTTCCTGGTACTAGTTTAGACATTTGTTTTTTAGTTTCGGGTACTTTTGTTGTTGTACCTTTGCCTAAGTGTTTTCTTACACTATTACAGATTTCATCTATTTGTTTTGTTGTTAGTTCCATAACTTCATCGTTATGTCTATCTTGTTCTTCTTCCATAGTTAAACGTATTGGTGCATATACACGTTTCCCGTCACCTACGTCTATAATATCAAACTTTGGATCATCTGGATAGGAAATATTGATTGGATAAGTTGATCCTGTTATAATAGTTGCACTTCCACCCAATGCCTTTACCATATGTTGTCCTAAACTATCACATCCTAAAAAGTGATCAGCTACATCAATTACACTTGACCATATGCGTAAATCTGGTATTTGTGGTTGTGCTACAGGGTATTGTTTGTTTTCTGTTTCTTCTAATGGAACTGGTATTTCGCTCATTATAATTATTGCATACTCTTTTTTGAGTACATTAATAATGTCTACGATATTGTTTAATTGAAAACTACGGCTAGTTGGATCTACAATAAAGTCGCCGTGTGTTTCAGTTGTTCTTCCAAATGGTTGTACTACTAATACTTTATCTTTTCCGGTACCTTGTTTTATTTCTTCAACAATAGTTGCTGCTTGTACAATTTCTTGTTTGTTGGCATATATTTTTGGATCGCCAACTTTACGTAATCCTTTGTTATTAATATCAATATCAAATGCTTGTGCTAAATCACATTTTTGATTATAGTATTCCCAAACCCTATACGGCTCAGGTGTTACACAATTTCTATCTTTGATATGTTCTTCGAACAATCCTTTATGCCAATGGTCATATGCTCTATTATGTAGAGTAGGATGTCCTTTGTAAAAGTCCATACCTCCTTCACATACAATGATAAAGTCATCGTTGGGATTTTCTTTTTCGTATAGCTCAAATGCTGGCAGAGAACATATCACTCTTCCTGCTCCACCGTTAATAAAAAATGCTGTAGATCTTGTCAAATTAAACTCCTTATAGTGTTTATTATAACACCATATTAGTGATTATACAAGATATTTATTGAGGTTTTTTTAAATGAGGTGGAAAAGCGAATGCAACTATTGTTACACTCGCTTTAGTATTTTTTGTTACATTACGATAGAATCAGTATCTGGATCAATCATTCCAGTTACTGGATCTGCACCAACTTGGATCGGTTCCATGTTGTATGCAAATATTGGTGGGACACCTGCATTTTGCATCACAGTTGGCCAGTCACGTAAACGTTGACGATATGTTTCCCACTGTGTTCTAAGTGCTGCAGGCATATCATCAGTTATTTCACTATCACTATTTTTTAAGAATTGATTACGTTTTGCTCGAACATCATCCCAAGTAATGTCTCTTCCAATGTCAA